AGTTGCTAAGTTCACGGCGGTCTATACTTACGTCAACGACAACACAGTCCCTTGGGCAGTAGGCCAACGCATGTTAAACATGATGACGTGGAGCGATTTTACATCGGGGCTGCGCGGCCTCGTCGACGACGCTTATGCATCAATTGATACTTTGTGCGATAATTGGGATCAAGTTGTGCAGACTGATTTTGCACGTATTCAGCAGATAGGTAATGCAAAAGGTAATCCTAATCTTGCCAATATAAATGACTATCCTGACGTAGATGATTTGCGGTCTCGTTTCTCAATCGACGTGCAGTATAGTCCGATACCTAAAGTAGATGACTTTGACCCACGTTTCGGAATGTCTGATGCAGAGAAGTCGTCGTTACAGCGCCAGCTGGACGATGTGCAGACGACGGCGGCTACTCATGTAGTAGAGCAGATGGTTAAACCATTAGGCGAAGCCGTTAAAAAACTATCTATACCTATAGGCGAAGATGGCTCTGTGTTTAGAGATAGCTTGATCGACAATATGGTAGAGGTTGCAGATCGTATGAATCGAGTCTGTCTCAGTGACGACCCAGTAATTAGAAAACAGATTACTGAGTTAAACGCCCTCGCTTCAGGACTAGCAGGAAGTAAAGAGATCATACGACATAGCCCTAACGCTAGATCGCAAGCTAAGACTGACATTGAGAGCCTAATGGGTAAAATGAAAGGCTTGGTGTTATGATAGAAGAGTTGCTGAGTAGTCTACTCGAAGACATGACAAACGACCAAGCGTTTGACGAAATAGAAAAGCGTGAAGGTTTAACCGCCAGATGTATGGCTGAAGCTATACATGAAAAATGGCAGAAAGAAGAGAGGTTATAATGTTTGACCAAATACCAGAACCATTGTCACCACCAGAACAAAAGAAGGTGGAAGACTTAGTTACTAAAGCCAAAGCGAGGTTGATATTGCATCACCCCTTCTTTGGTATGGCTGTGAGTAAGCGTACTATTATATATGATTACGACACAAAAACTGCGTCGATGGACGCTGTAGGGCAGATGCGGCTTAACCCACATTTTATAGCGCAACTACCAGACCCCTTACAGAATACTATTTTTCTATTAGCACACGAAGCTATGCACTTTATGCTATGCCATTCAACAAGACGTGGCGCACGTGATCCTGAGATGTGGAACATATCCGCTGACTTAGTTATCAACGATACTCTTATAGACGCCAAAGTCGGTAAGTTTATAGAAGGTGGTTGTCACTTTGATGGTGCAAGAGATAAGGCCACCGAAGAACTGTACAACGATCCACCAGAAGATACTGGTGGTGGAGCAGGCGGTGGTATTGGCTTAGATATAGGTGATCCTGTAGATGCTCAGGGTAAGCCACTTGATGAGAGTAAGGTCAAAGAGATAGAAGCCAAAGCCAAGGTCGAAGCTATACAATCCGCGACTCTAGCCAAGCAGAAGGGTAAGTTGCCTGCATCTCTCGAGCGTATGATAGACGAGTTGGTTAACGTAAAAACACCTTGGTACGATAAACTAGAGCGATACTTCAATAGTAAGCTAAAAGATGGTAGGTCATGGAAAAGACCTAATCGTAGGTTTATCGGTCGTGGTCTTTACCTCCCTGGAGATGACTACGTCCCACGCATGGGTAACGTGGTGTTTGGTATAGATGTATCAGGCTCTATTGACCAAGATGAACTGAATGTATTTGGTGGACACGTTAATAGGATAATCGAGCAGTGCAATCCAAAGTCTGTAACAGTTATATACTGTCACTCAGAAGTTACACATGTAGATACCTACGAACCCGAAGAGTTCCCGATAAAGCTGACTGCCAACGAAACTGGTGGTACTGCGTTTGATCCTGTGTTCGATTATATTGATGAACATTATTTAGACCCCGAAGTCGTTGTTTATTTTACTGATGGTTACGGCAACCAGAACGACTTCACATCCAAGCACGACACTGTATGGCTCACTACTCATAGTCCCGATTTTGATTGGGGTCAGGTAATAGAGTTTGATATGGATGCGTAAACCTAGCCACAAAGGAGGAACATATGGCTTATGTAAGAAAAACTGACACACTTGTGCACGAGATATTATCTAAGGTAGATGATATGTCTCGCGTTGCGCAAAGACCTTACGAGACTGCGACAGTCACAGAAAACAGCGCAGAGTATAAAGCATTATCTGATGCGATAGAGACAGTTTCATGGAAGCTAGCACCAGAGCTAAGAGATAAAATGCCAAGCGAGTGGTCATCACGTTTAGCACGCTCAAAACGTGTAGACGTTACTATAGAACCGCCTGTTGACTGCCCTGAGAGTGGTAGGCTACGAGTGACTATTGAGAGAGAAGACAAACCATTCTGTTTATCGCCAGAGCATTTTGACCCCAATACAGGTAGTTACTATAATAATACTAAAATTACTTTTGCGGAGAGCGACATACCACCTATTGTTATGGCTTGGTTTAAAGGCGGTAAGTCTAATGAAGCTACAAGGGCAGGCATCAAGACAAAGTTTGACAAAGTTCGTGAGCAACTGAAATCGTTTATGAATCAACACTCGTCTTTGAATACGGCTATCAAAGCCATGCCAGAGATAGAGCATTATGTGCCTGACGAGTATATACAGAAACTTCACGCTCCGTCGCCACCACGTGGCAAAGCGGCTACTCCTGCTCCTAAAGAGGAATTGGATATAGATGTCGATGCGTTGACAAGCGCGGCAGTTGCACATCAAATAGCATCAGCAAGTTAGACTATGGAACAGTACGAAATACTTCCTGACGAAACTTTAAAAGAGTTAGAAACAGGAAGACTAAGTAAAGATAGTTATCAATCAGGTAATGTAACCGAGCGAGAACTTATTATTGTTAAGATGCGTTTTGGTATTGATATGCCGAACGAGGAAGGTTGGACACTTAGTGCTATTGGAAAATTGTTTGGCATTTCTAAAGAACGTGTCCGTCAAATTGAAGCCAGAGGTATGCGTAAAATGCGTAACAACCCAGAGATGCAAAAATTAAAACACTTAGTAACAGGAGATAAATAAAATGGCTAAGAAAACTAAAAAATCAGACAAGGTGTGGAAGTATTTACTCAAGAACAAGTTAGCCACGCCTGCACAAGTTGCGCGGGCTACTGGGGTATCATACGCCTACGCCCACAAACTGATGAAAAATATAGGCACTCCGCGAGAAGTATTTGAAGCTGAAGCACTCAAAGAACAGAACGACTTTGAGAAGTCTATAATGTCTGCTCCTATGAGAGAGCCAGTTGCACGCGGTAAAACGTGGGGCGGTCGTACAGTACAGGCGATAATTATGCTAGTCATAGTTGGCGTTCTTTCAGTATGGTTGTACACGGCACTATAACTGATGGATAAAAAAGCTAATCGGTGTGATCTTCTGTCGGAAGCGTCTGCTCTGACATCGCGAGATCGTAATAAGGAATATGGTAATCCTGTTGATAACATGACTCACATAGCAAATATATTTAACGCTATAACTGGTCATCAACTTAAAGCATCAGATGTTCCTATATTCCACATAGCAACTAAACTTGCTCGTAAGCGTACAAGCCCACTCAAGAAAGATCATTACGTCGACATCATGGCGTATACGGGCATCGCCTACGAGTGCGAACTGGAGGATGAATAATGAAACTATACACAGATAACCAAGGTAGGTGGGCAGGCACACAAGCTGACGCTAAAAAGTTTGGTGAGTTTGAGCAAGTCGAAGTGCCAACGGATAAGCCTACACTGCTTGAGTTCCTTAACGCACACAAGGTTGGCTCAACTGTACAAGAGCCTACTGAGCAAAAAGCTAGAATATCACCTATTGATGATATCAATTTGAAAGCGGCGTTTGATAGTGCAGGCTTGACAAGAGGATATCTTAGAAGAGTTTTAGATAAACTAGAGGAGGTTGAGAGTGAAGATAGCAGTAGTTGACCTAGAAACTTATTGGGCGGTTGGTCACTCGCTTACTAAGATGTCGCCCATTGCGTACTGTATGCACCCTGACACGGAGATAATCTCTTGCGCGTTTAAATTTGGCGAAGAGAAAACTGTCGTCGCGTTTGGGGAACAGCAGGTACGTGACATCTGCGACAACACAGATTGGTCAGAGTATTGGGTGGTAGGGCATAACCTATCTGGCTTTGACGCTATGATACTATCGTGGCGACTAGGCATAAAACCCAAACTATGGGGCTGTACCCTCGCAATGGCTAGACCTATCCACGCAAAAGATGTGGGGCTATCCTTGGCTAAACTTGTTCAACATTACAAGTTAGGGTTCAAAGACCAATCTGTGTTAGTCGCAACAAAAGGTAAACGGCTTGCTGATTTTACCGACGATGAAGTGGCGGACATGCGGTACTACAACGCCGCTGACGTTGACCAGTGCTACGATTTACTTACACGACTCATCAGGCAGTCACGCAAAGACGAGATAAAATTAATCGACATGACAATACGAATGTTAATCGAACCACAGTTTAATGTAGATATGGATTTACTGATTAACACGTTAGCTGATGAAAGTGCTCGTAAGCAGGCGATGTTAGTAGAAGCCGCTGACGTTATGGGTGTAAGATCTGAAGAGATGACGGACGACGAAGCCGCCCAAGAAAGCTTGACAGTTTTGGCATCAGCGAATAAATTTAAGGCGTTCTTGGAGACCTTGGGAGTACAAGTTCCTACTAAAATTTCTATAGCTACTGGTAAAGAAATTCCTGCGTTAGCAAAAACTGATGAAGACTTCCTAGCACTCCAAGAACACGAAAATCCGCTCGTCGCTACAGTTGCTGCAGCCCGCCTCGACGCGAAGTCCACTATCCTACAAACACGTATACAGGCGTTTATAGACGCGGCTAACGCACACCCTGATACAAAAGTACCGATACCTTTAAAATACTATGGGGCTGATACTACTGGTAGGTGGTCTGGTTGGGGGTATAATCCACAGAACTTACCACGTATCAATCCATACAACCCAAAGCCGTCCGATGCGTTGCGTTCGTCGTTGCGTGCGCCTTCAGGCTACAAAGTTGTGGTTGCCGATCTTAGCGGCATAGAATTACGTGTTAACCACTTCTTATGGCAAGTTCCATCTAGTGTAGAAATGTTTCAGAATGATCCTGAGAAAGCTGACTTATACAAAGACTTTGCTAGTAAACTATACGAGATACCGCCAGAAGATGTATCTAAACAGCAACGACAAGTTGGTAAGGTAGCACATCTAGGGCTTGGATTTGGGGCAGGGCATGTCACATTTCAGAAGGTTGCTAAACTTATGGGCGGTGTAGACCTGACAGAAGATGAAAGCAGAGATATCGTAGACAGATGGCGATATGAGTATAACGAAATCTGTGCAGGGTGGCGCACATGCCATAAATCTTTACCGACAATTATGCGAGGTGCAGAGGGTAGTGCCGTCGATCCGTGGGGTATGGTAATCCCTACCCCCGACGGACTGAAAACGCCTAAAGGTATTATACGTTACCCTGACTTGCGCATAGAGTACGACGACGAACACAACCAACAAGAGTGGTGGTATGGTCATGGTCGTAACAAAGCTAGAATTTATGCAGGGAAGATAGACGAGAATATAGTTCAACACTTAGCCAGATGTGTGATTGCTGACAATGCAATAACTGTACAACAAGTTCTTGGTTTAAATCCTGCACTCATGGTGCATGATGAACTCGTCTACGTCGTTCCCGCTTCCAGGGCCCAGGGAGTACTCGACGACGTTCAGTCTATAATGAGGACACCTCCTGATTGGTGGCCTGAGTTAGTAACTTGGAGCGAAGGTGACATTGCAGATAGTTACGGAAGTGCAAAATAATCCTTGCAATGTGTTTACATGTATGCATATAAACGTACAGAAATATAAAAAAGGAGTGCTCCATTTTGGAACTAAAACACCCTTGGAGTTATTCAGCTCTAACTTCATACGAGACTTGCCCAAAGCGTTACCAACTTACAAGGGTAACAAAGCAAGTAGTAGAAGCACAGACTGAAGCGACGAGATGGGGTAACGAAGTACACAAAGCTCTTGAACTATACGCAAAAGGTCAAAAGCCTTTACCTGACTCTATGAAAGATTACGGTAGATATGTGCGAAAGATACAAAAGTTAGAAGGTAAGCGAGTAGTAGAAGAACGCGTTGCTCTCACAAAGAACTTTCGCCAGACTACATGGATGGCAAAAGATGTATGGGTACGTGGCATAATTGATATTGGTGTAGTTGGTTCGGACACTGCCTATTTGTTAGATTGGAAAACAGGTAAACATCGACCTGACAACGACCAACTAAAACTATTTGCGGCTTTAGCTTTTGCTATGTATCCTTGGATAACCAATGTCGTAACTGGTTTTATATGGTTAAAAGTAGAAAAGTTTGATAAAGAAAAGTTTACTCGTGAACAGTTACCAGACATTTGGAATAATTTTTTACCTCGACTAAATAGATTAGCGCACTCTTACGAAACTGATAAGTGGCTACCAAAACCATCTGGTTTATGTAAAAACTGGTGTCCTGTTGGTAAATCATTATGCGAATTTTGCGGGCAGTAATTTTATGGCAACAACTCCCGAAGGTAAAGTAAAGAAAAAAGTTAAAGAGTATCTAAAATCTATTGGGGCTTGGTACTATATGCCTGTGTCTAACGGCATGGGTAGATCAGGTTGCCCTGATATTCTTGTGTGCTTAGATGGACACTTTATGGCGTTTGAAACTAAAGCTCTTGGTAAGATCAATAACGTCACGGCTAATCAAAAACGTGAGATTGACGAGATTAGACGTGCTAATGGGGTGGCACATGTGGTAGACTGTGTTGAGCAAGTGAAAACAATTATAGAGGTGCACAATGAAAAAATCGTCAAAGAAAGAACTAGCAACCAAAGCTAGGTATAATAAAAAACCCAGTGTCCAGAAGAAACGTGTCGCCAATAACAAAGTTCGACGGCAGGCATTACGTGATGGACGTGTTAAAAAAGGTGACGGCAAACACATAGATCACAAAGTACCTCTTGATGCAGGGGGAAGTACTGCCAAATCCAACACAAGAGTAGTAAGTGCGAAGGTAAATAAAGGTTGGCGTAAAACACGCCCATCTATGTATACGAAGAAAGGTTAAACATGCTAGTATGGCAAGATAAACAAGCGTTGATATTAAAAACTAAAGCTCCAGAAAAAATACTTAATATCGTACCAAGCGCAAAACAAATTAATGTTAGAGGTAATCCTCTTGTCGCTGTTCCCCACAAAACAGCCGAAACAATCTTGCTACGAAACTTAGGATACAACGCTCCTGCGCCTATTAAAACTTATTATAAATGGTCGGGGCAGTACACACCTTTCAAAGCACAGATGGAAGCCGCCGCTTTTCTATCTACTCACAAACGTGCATTTAACTTAAGCGAGCTAGGTACTGGAAAGTCTCTAGCATCATTATGGGCGTACGATTATCTAAAAAGTGTCGGTCAATTTAACAAGGCGTTAGTTATTTCTCCACTATCGACACTCGAACGCACTTGGGCTGACGAATTGTTTAATCATTTTCCGCACCTAACTTTTGGTGTATTGCACGGAACTAAAAAGAAAAGACTTCAGTTACTAGAACATGACTTTGATGTGTATATCATAAACCATGATGGTGTTGGGATTATTGAGTCTCAACTAAAGAACAGACCTGATATAGATCTTGTTATTGTAGACGAAGTTGCACAGTGT